GCGACACCATCCGCGCCATTAAGCCTGCCCTGATGCGGGTGTTCCTGCAATCCGACAAGCCGGTCGAGTTTGCCCCGACCACCCCACAGGCAGCAATGGGCGCGGATCAGGCGACCAAATATGCCAAGTATGTGTTTGAGCGCAACAACGGCTTCCGCATCCTGTCGGACGTATTCCACGACGCGCTTATCAAAAAGGTGGGCGTGGCCAAGGTCTATTACGATGAGGTGCCGAGCGTCGAAATCGACGAGTACACCGACCTTTCGCCCGAGCAAGTGGCACTGATCGAAGAAGACGAGGAGACCGAAATCCTTGAGCGTGAGGATACGGTCATCGCTGAGGCCATCATTGACGAGATGGGCATGGAAGTGCAGCCCCAGATCGTCTACTCGCGCCTGCGCGTTGCCCGCACCTCGGTCAAGGGCCAGATCAAAATCGAAAGCATTGCGCCGGAAGATTTCTTCGTGGACCGCACGGCTGTTCGCCTTGAGGACTGCTATGTCTGCGGCCACACCAGCGAAGCCCGCGTAGGCGATCTTGTGGCAATGGGCTTTGACTTCGAGACGGTCTACAATCTGGGCGGCTCTGCCGATGGCACCGTTGACGACGAAGAAGAGCTTGCCCGTCGCGGCTGGGACGACATCGACGACAACGAAAACGCCGCCGATCCGTCGATGCGGAAGGTCCAGTTTACCGAAGCATACATGCGGATGGACATCGAAGGCACGGGCGTCCCCCGCCTTTACAAGTTCATCTGCGCTGGCAATGAGTACGAAGTGCTGGATTACGAACTGTGCGACTACATCCCCTTCGCCATCTTTGAGGTTGATCCAGAACCGCACACCTTCTTTGGCCGCTCTTTGGCTGAGATTGTTGAGGAAGATCAGGACGCATCGACTTCCCTTCTGCGCGGGCTGATCGACAATATCTCGATGGTCAACAACCCAAGAATTGAGGTTGTGACCGGCCAAGCGAATATGGACGACGTGCTGAATAACGAGATCGGCGCAATCATCCGGGTGAAGGCTCCCGGCTCTGTGCGCGAGTTGACCGTTGGCAGCATGGCAGCCTCGGTGCTTCCGGCCATCAATTACTATGATGAGGTTGTTCGCGCCAAAACAGGCGTTACAGGCGCTGCTATGGGCATGGATGCCGACGCCCTGCAATCGCAGACTGCCGCTGGCGTCAATGCCGCTGTGCAGGCCGCTTCTGCTGTCTCTGAGTTGATTGCCCGCAATCTGGCCGAGGGCGGTATGCGCCAGATGTTCCGCCTGATTGCCCAGATCGCGCGTGCCAACCCGAACCAAGGCGAGATGATCCGGCTTGACGGGCAGTTTGTCCCGGTCGATCCGCGTTCATGGACCAGTGACCTTGATATCGTCACTAACGTCGGCTTGGGCAATAATCGCCGCGAGGAGCGCATTGCTGCCCTGCAACTGACCATGCAGACGCAGATGCAAATCTGGCAAGCCTACGGGCCGCAGAATGGCATTGTCACCATGACGGGCATCCGCAATACGCTGGCCGACATTCTGGGCATGGCTGGCATCAGCAACGCGGATCGGTACTACAACCCGATGAACCCGCAGATGGAGCAAATGCTGATGATGCAGGCCGCACAGGCCGCCCAAGCCCAGCAGGGTCAGGCACAGCCGTCGGACCCCAATCAGGCGTTCTTGCAGGCCGAGCAGATGAAGATGTCCGCCCGCGTGCAGGCCGACATGGCCAAGACGCAGCTTGACGCCCAGCGGCTTCAAATGGAAGATGATTTGAAGCGGGACCAGATGGCTCAAGACCTTGCGTTGAAGGCCGCCGAGCTTCTTGCCAAAACCGGCGTTCAGCTTGATCTGAATGCTATTAAGCGTGAACAGCAAATGCCGAGGATGCCTTTTGTCGGAAATCAAACGCAAGGCTTCTGAAGCCAGAACACTCCTAGCCGATCACGTTTTCCAAGGCGTGATCGGTGAAATCCGCAATGATGCAGTGGGGGTGTTTTTAAATGCAGCTTGTGATATGAATGTGGTTGCGGCGGCACATGAACGTGTGCGCGCCGTTCAAACCATTCTCGACGCTCTCCAAGCGCGAATTGACGCCGAGGCGGTTGAGTTAAAACAGGATCGGGACCGTGCAAACGACTGACACACTTGAAGCGGCTGTAAACAGCCTGCTTATGCCTTCGAATGAAGTTGCTGAAACCCAGCAAGACGCCGACGAGGCGGATCAGATCGAAGAGGAACAGGGCGAATATGAGGGCGATCAAGCCCAAGATGACGCCGAGAATTCCGAGGACGACGGCGAAGAGCCTGATGCCGAGGATACTGAGGATGAGGACTACGAAGAAGCCGAGGCCAATGAGACGCCAGACGTGTTCACCGTCAAAGTTGACGGCAAGGACACCGAGGTCACGCTCGAAGAGCTAAAGCGGTCTTTTTCGGGACAAGCCTACATCCAGAAGGGAATGCAAGAGGCAGCGACGATCCGCAAGGAAGCCGAGGCGCTTTTCCAAACCCTTCAAAGCGAACGGCAGCAATTCTTTGCGACGTTGGAAAACATCCAACAGCAGGGAATAATTAAGGCCCCGCAGGCTCCTGATCTCCGAATGTTGGACAGTGATCCCATCGGATACATGCAGGAGAAGGCGAAATACGACATCAAGGCACAAGAGTTCCAAGCCCAGCAGCGGCAGCTTTCTGAACAGTCGGAGCGCCAGCGCGCTTTGCAGGATCAGGCAATGCAGTTTCAACTGCAAGAGCAGGCCGCCAAGCTGAAGCAGGCAATTCCTGAGTTTGCGAACCCTGAGAAGGCCGCAAAACTCAAGACGGACCTTTTGCAGTTTGCGTCGAAATACGGGCTTTCGGCTGAAGAAGTGGCAAGCACTGTCGATGCTCGCCTCGTGCAGGTTTTGTATGACGCTTACAGGTTCAACCAGCTTCGCGCGGGAAAGGATATGGCTAAGAAGAAGCCAGAACCTCCGCGCAATGTGAAGCCGGTGCCTCGCAAGCCTGCACCCGAAAAAATCGTTCGTGATCGGCAGATGAAGGTAGCGAAGCGATCAGGAAAGCCAGAGGCTTTCATTGATCTGCTTTTCAGATGAAACCCCGATGAAGGACTGCTAAAATGGCACAGCCAACCAATACCCTCGACTCCTACGACGTTCGCGGCATCCGCGAAGACCTTTCCGACGTGATCTACGATATCTCGCCGGAAGAAACGCCGTTCTACACCGCTTGCGCTAAAGCAAAGGCGTCCAACACGCTGCATGAGTGGCAGACCGACGCACTGCGTTCGTCGGGCGATAACGCTCACATCGAAGGCGACGACACCATCGCTGAAGCCCGCTCGGCCACTGTTCGCTTGAACAACCGCACGCAAATCTTCAAGAACAGCGTTGTGATCCCCGGCACCGATCAGGGCCTCAACAAAGCCGGTCGCGCACGCGAAATGGCCTATCAGGTTCTGAAGATTGCCAAAGAGCAGAAGCTGGACATCGAAAAAGCGATGTTTGCCAACCAAGCAAAAGTTGCTGGTGATAGCTCGACCGCACGCCGTATGGCTGGCGTTCCTTCTTGGCTGACCACCAACACCAACTTCCAATCCGGTTCTTCGGGTGCAGACCCGACCGGCGACGGCTCGAACGCTCGTACCGACGACGGCACCCCGACTGCATTTTCGCAGACCAAGTTCGACGCTGTTATGCAGTCGATCTGGGTTTCGGGCGGCAAGCCGGACAGCGTGTACCTGTCGGCGTTCCAGATGAACCTCGCTCTGGGCTTCACTGGTAACAACAACCAGCGTTCGAACATCACGGCTGAAGCTGAGAAGGTCATCAAGCACATGGCCGTCTACGTCACCCCGTGGGGTACTGTTGAATTCAAACCGACCCGCGAGAACCGCGCTCGGGACGTGTTCATCATGCAGGACGACATGTGGGCCGTTGGCGTTCTGCGTGCGACCAAGAACGAAGAGCTGGCCAAGACCGGCGACAACGAGAAGCGTCAGGTCGTCACCGAACTGACCTTGGTCTGCCGGAACGAAAAGTCCTCGGGCGGCATCTACGACAACACCACCTCGTAATCGTGATGGGGCGGGCTTCGGCTCGCCCCTTTCCTCATCTCATGGCTGAAGGAAAATCCCATGCCCTCAAATTACTTTGAGAACTACGGCATCGTCACGGTCACGTCTGCGACTGTCACGATCACCGACGAGGCTCACGTTGGCCAGCGCGTTATCTTCAACCGCGCTGCCGGTGTGACCGCAACCCTGCCGGAAGCTACCGGCTCGGGCAACCGCTACGAGTTCATCGGCCTTGTCGATGCCTCGGGCAGCCAGATCATCAAGGTTGGTGACAACACCGACATCATGATGGGCGTGGCCTATCTGGGCAACGACAGTGCAGGTGCCTCGTGCTTCTACACTGCCGACACCTCGGACACGATCACGATGGACGGATCGACCAAAGGCGGCCTCAAGGGCTGGCGTGTAGTCTGTGACGACATCGCTGCCAATACTTGGGCAGTCATGGTTATGTCGGAAGCCTCTGGCACCGAAGCGACCCCGTTTTCGGCCACTGTGTCGTAACGAAAAGAGGGGCGGGTTTAGGCTCGCCCCTTCTTCCCAATGAAAGAATATCGCGTAACATGTGACACAATATTCCGGGGAGGCATCCGCTATCGTCGCGGGCAAATCCTACGGATGCCGCCGGAAGTGGCGGATGTTATGCGTTTGGCCTACCCTAATCTGACCTTTGAGGGTGTGAATGACGAAAATAGCGGAACAGATGTTCGAGGAGGACGGGAAGATCATTGTGCGGCAGACGCACGACTTCAACCCGGTCTTGGAGAAGGCAAAGATGCTCCGAAACGCAGGGGCAGGCCACCTCGGGGAAAGCAAGCTAGTGGGCTTGGTCCCGATGAAGGTTTGGGCTGAGTGGGCGAAGAAATGGGGCGTCAATCCCAACGACACGGCGGCCATGCGTGAGGTTGTGGCCCGCGAGATGAACAGCAGCGACAACGCCCATCTGCGCGTTTGGGAAGGCAAATATTGATCTGGGTATCGTGAGGGGCGCGATGGTGGATGACGGTTAAGAGCCGTGCCTTTTGCTATATCCTAGTAGAGATTGC